GGTACAATAAGTGGTCTTCGCGGGCATGTAGGAAGTCTAAAGTTTTATTCAAGGCCCCTAGATAATCTAGAAGTTAAAAAGAACTACGATGCTCAGAGAGGCTTCTTCAAAAACATTAAGATATAATGGCTGCTAATCTAGAAACCACCGTGTACGGATCCATTCAGGGCCGATACAATATGCAAGCTCCAAAGTCTCAAAGAAAAGAGATTTTTGGGCTGACCTTTCCGTTGGGCTCCAGAAAGGCTGGGGGATTTTTCTCTAAATCTTCTGGCATTAACATGATTAAAGATGCCGTAGAGCAGCTTCTACTAACTGAGCGCGGTGAGCGTCTGATGCTCCCTAACTACGGATGTAACCTTAGACGTTACCTATTCCAACCTCTGGACCAGACTACCTTCTCCAGCATTAAGAGAGAAATACAAACTTCGTTTAGAAATTATATAGTTGGAGCTACGATACAAAAAATAGGGGTATTTCCTACGGGAGATTCAGGACCCGCTGGAGGAAACTCTTTGAGAGTTATATTAACACTAAAGTTAGACACTGCTGACTTAGAAGTCTTTGATGTCGGAGTAACTATATCATGAATTTTTCTGGAACAATATCCTCGGACTTTATGAAGCTGGCTAATATACCAGTATCTAAAAGACCTACGCTTATAAACTTCGCAGCCACGGATTTCTTAACACTGAGGCAGTCGCTCATAGATTATGCCAAGGTGGTATATCCCGACGATTACAAGTATTTTGTGGAGTCTGATTTGGGGATGATGTTCCTGGAATTAGCAGCATACATGGGCGCAGTAATGTCCATGAAGGCTGACATGCTTGCTAATGAGAACTTCTTGGCTACGGCACAACAAAGGTCTAGTGTTAAAAAGCTACTAGAACTAATTGGAATCAGTATGAAAGGCCCGCTGTCTTCAGCGGCTGATGCTAAAATAACATTTAATGCTCCCGCAGAGGCTCATGTGATTAATGCTGCGGATAGAGTTATTACGATTAACTCTCCAGAGGATGGGGGTAGTCTTAGTTTTACTTTATATAAAGTAGTAAACGGTTTGGTGGATATCGTAAACTCTGACGGAGAAATATCCTTAGATCATGAAGAGTCTGATGACAATACTGGATCACTGGGGTCTGTGTGGAGTAACTTAGTTATTCAAGAGGGTGCTCTAGTTTCTGAATCAGGCGAGTTTGCCGCGACAGACGGAATAAAAACAATTCCATTGACTCAAGGACCTGTAGTGGAAGGTAGTGTTGGTGTGTGGGTGAATTCTCCTAATGCGGACACTGAAGGAGCTTTCGTAGAAGTGCCTAACGTATATTATGCGTCGGGCTCTTCTGACAAAATCTTTGAGGTGGTTTATGATGACGATTATAACGCTACCGTAGTATTTGGTGATGGCACTGCGGGTATATCTCCAGAGGATACGGCATCTTTCAGAGTAGAATATCGAGTTGGTGGAGGAACCCGAGGAAACATAGGGAAGGATGTTATAAACACCAATATAGCTACCAGAGGTGGTCAGAGTGGCACGCTGACTAATACTAGCAAAGCAACAGGGGGCTCTAACGCAGAGACTATAGAGCACGCAAAGAAATACGCTCCGCTTAACTTTAGAAGACAGGATCGCCTTGTTACCCTTGAGGATTATACAGTCTTTGCCAACACTTTTATCAGCAATTTTGGGACTGTAGGTAAAGCAAAAGCGGCTACGAGAAAAGCCTACGCTTCGGCAAACGTGATCGACATTTATGTACTAGAGAAGGCTTCAGAGCTACAGCTACAAAGGGCTACAACCAATTTTAAGACCGAGTTACTAGCAGCCATTAATCCTAAGAGGATGGCTACTGATGATGTAGTTATTGTAGATGGACTCATCAGGACTCTAGATCTAGGAGTCACTATCAGAATTGATAGAGAGGAGGAAGAGAATCAAGACTCAATCAAGAATAAGGTGAGGGGTAAGCTTCTTAACTACATGAATGCAGACAATAGGGATTTTGGAGAAGACCTTAATATAGCGGAGCTAAACCGACAGATTTTTGAGGTGGAAGAGGTTAGATACTCTAGCATAGATAACCTCGATCAGGATGTGACGCTAGACTTCAATGAGATTGCACAACTAAACAATCTTACAATTAACGTAGTTCTACTAGACTGATGGGCGTCAACAAGAATACACCGAAGAAAAGAAATTATACAAAAACTAACTTCGTAGAGTTGGTTGAGTTAATTACGCCTGAGGTGTATCAACAAAAAGATCTGGAGCTTAGTGGTACAGAGTTAGATCCTATTTCTGATCTAATAAACAGGCACGTTCAGTGCGCGGATAATGTAGCCACAACTCTATCTATTTCGGGAGTAGAGAACACTCAGACTAGCTCCTTGGAGAACATTAGTGGCATCTCTCAATACTTTGTAAAACAAAATGAGCTTACGAAGATAAATCCGTTTACGTTCGAAACGAAGATCCTTCAGCCACTAGGTAAAAGCTTCATAGACTTCTCAACTTCTTCAGCATTTTCTTCATACTTATCTTCTGTTCTTTTACCAATACTAGTCCCTGCCACCCAGACGGAGACAGGATCCCTTGAAGAGAATATAACAACTCTTTCTGCGCTCACAGGAAACGATGACGCCAGTTCAGTTCACAATTATCTGGTTGATTCCCTGGGCTGGTTTTATTTCCTAAACACCTCAGCCGATGGTGGTCTGACATACTCTCCATCTAGCTATGTACTAGACTCTCTTAATTCCCTGTACGTTGGAAAGTCCCTAACTACCGTTGATGGAGTGAAAGGATTAACTGAGTATTTGTGGAGAAATAATGAGACCTGTTCCTTCGGACAGTATCTACCCACTAGCTTTGTTTCTGGAGCGGCAGACGCTATTGTGGATTCTAGTGCTGGAGTAGTAGCCACTTATACGAGCGGGACTCAGAAGCTGGATAACCTAAAGACGCTGGTTGACATTGCTTACTCTCCTCTCTACATAGATGAGAGAGACTATAGAGTTAAGGACGCTTTTACTAGTTATATCGACTCTCAACTAGAGTTGCAGGACTTGGTGTCAAAAGGGCCTCATAGGAAGTTTTCTAATATTCTGGGGTATCATTTTGCTGACATCTCTGATCAGATTGAAAACATATCTCTGATCTACGATATAGAAAATTGTAGAGACGAGCGGATTCAGTACATTGCGGATCTTATTGGCTTTAAGCTAAGAGGGAACTCTCCCACCAAGTGGAGACATCAACTTAGATTAGCCATAGATCTTTACAAGAAATCAGGAACTTTGGAGGCCATACAGTCGGCTCTAAATGCCTTAATTATTGATTCTGTCTTTGATGTTTCTGGTCAGGTTCAGGAGCTTTGGGAATCTTACTTACCAAACCTTATCTGGTATGCTTTAGTGACCGAATCTCCCTTGTTCAAAAATCTAGAGACCTGGACGAGGGCTCTTGCTGTCGAGGGTGGAGTTTACAACTATAGCACAAGCAGTCTAGAAGAGAATCTACAGCTAGTGACAGATAGTATCCTACTGGACATGTATAAGAGGTTTCCAGAGAACTTCTTATTCCACGGCAGCCCCTTCCCTGTTCCTCAGTTCTGGGAGTTAGACTCAGAGGGTTGTGAGACTAAGAGGTACACAACAATAGGAGAGCCCTCTATGCGGGGCTTTCATATTCATAAGATCACCGACCCAGGTTTTCAGGCGTATAAGCAGGACGCTAAACTATTTGGAGAGAGTAAAGCTTGGGACGCTGCTTACGGGTTCGGACCTCTTGGTGAGGGAGTCTATATGGCTGGAGTTGAGCATCCTACAACGGGGCAGCGTCCAACCTACCTAAAGTTTAAAGGCGATTTAGAGTTCTTGTTTAATTATAGGGGAAGAAGAAACTTCCCACTGCCCCCCTTTGAGGAGGTAAAATACTATAGAGATTGTTCTGTGACAAAGCCTATGGTAGAGTTTCTAGTGGAGAGACTTAAGTGCTTCAAGGTCACAGAGAGCTTTGCGGAAGAGACAGGTAATTTTATAGTCAGTAGCGCAGTAACTGATGAGTCTGATCTCGGAGCTTTGAATGAGTTCTTAATGTTCTTTAGTTCAACGCAAACACCTTCCAACTTTGATAGCGTGATGTTGAGCATTTCTGACTATGAGAAGAATGCTCTGAGCCTTTGGAATGGTAAATCTTCCCACCTGTTTGTTAACTTCGATGAGACAGATTTTGATTTCTCAAAATCTACTTTGGAGGGGGATGGCAAGTATGCACTATACGAAGCTGCTCGCGTATCTAGGGAGTTCTCTCCCGCACATGCCATCACCCGAGTTAATCTGACCGCAAGTGCTCAAGATGATTTTGAAATGTCTTCCACAGCTTTCGAGTATCTTGGTTTAGATCACGATGATAATCGGGTGGGGTACACCTCAGGCTCCGTACTAGGAAACTTTGAGTATAGTGGAGTCGCCATGTCCTTTGCTACAGGAGGAGGTGACTCCAACTTAGACTCTGACTCAGGAAGAGGTGGATTAAATACATTCAAAAGAGCCGCAGTAGATGACGTTACTGATCCTCTGCTTTCAGGAACGGCAGTTATCACACCGCTCGATAGTGTTCCTAGACGAGCTATTAGGAGAAGAAATCTTAAGTACCTACTGCCTTTAGAGGGGTACTACGATAGGACTGGCTTTAATGGACCTGTGAGCTACGACCCCTCCACATTGGAGCACTCCTTAGCATCCTCATTAGGTGAGCTTACGCTTGGGTACGTTGCTTCTGCTGGCAAGTTTCACCCAGTGGTTGACCCCATTAATCCTTCTGGGATCTGGGACGAATGTGAGGGCCTAATGTCAACCAGAACATTCTCAGGCATAGATACTAGCACCACTTTCCCATATAGAGGTTTGTCTGCACTAGGATCAAACGCCAAGATGCCAGAGAAATTAGCAGCTACAGCTAGGTACGTTGATCGAGGTCAGTTGCCCGAGCTATACAACACGATGCATGAGCTTTTCGAATCGAAGGCGCTCGACAATGGGGAGCAAATTCTACTCTCTACAAGCGCATATGACCCAGATGCTTATTGGAAAAACAATGCTCAGAGTCTAGCAAACGAGGCTATCGCTAGTGGTTATGTCCTCAACTCTTTTGCTGATTACGAGAACTTTGCGTTCGGTAAAGGGCTGCATGTACTGCACCGTGAATATTCTAAGTATTTTGCCAAGCACGAATTGGGCGGAAACTCCCTAGAAGAGTCTGGAGGTAATATATTCGGTCAAGTATTTGGTCTCGGACTTTTCAATTGTGATTTAGAGCTTGATGGTGAGTTTGTTGGAGACTTTGTGGCATCAAGTGTTAGATCCGCAGAGCCGATAAACACCGTATCCGTGTGGAACGAGTCTGCTGATGGAACATTTGTTGCTGATGCCACTGGGCAGAGTGTAATCCCCTTGTCTGGAACTTTTATCCCTGGCAATGTTTATAATGCGGAGTTTAGGAATGCTAAAATTCTTAGCGGTATTGAGTTTTGTGATATCTCTGGGGCTCCCTCAGCTAATCAATTCTCTATCTTTGATATAGATA